TATTTCAAAAGTTCCGTTAGTTGCAGTTTTATCAGAACCAAAAGCGATAATACAAACAGCATCAGTTGTACCTGAACCACCGTCAGTTGTTGTATTATAAATCATTGCACCATTTGCAGTGAATGAAGCTGATGTCCATGAGATATCAGAAAAATCTGTAAACGCAGTTGTTGAAGTTAAACCAACTCCTGTGTTTGTTAATGCTTTACCACCAGCAGAGTATGCTGATCCAGACGTATTTGAAATTTCGTTTGAAGATGAATAATCAGTTGTTGCTGCACCTAAAGATGCTGAACTTGTAAATAATGCTATTTTAAAAGTATGACCACCAGAACCTGATGTTTGAAAGTCATGCTTTCCCTCTAAAAGTTCTTGTTTAAAACTTGAACATATTGCCGATGTTATTGCCATAATTTATCTCCTATTAAGGTGTCGGTGAAGGAACTTTAATACGAACTGTACCGTCTGTATAATCGTCTCTTTTACGTCTACCAAGTTGCTCTGCAGCAAACTTCTGTACCTCTTGTTTATATTTATTTTCATATAATGTCAACATATCTTGTGGACCTTTTAGATAAGAAAATGCCTCTACTAGACAAGCATATAATAATCCATTTCCAAAATATTGACTTACATAAGTTGTAGTATTTGAACCAGATAATCCAGTTGGAATAGCTTCATAATGTATTTTAAATACATAAGTGTTGTTTGGCGCAGGAGCTAAAAATAGTCTTCCTGAAGTAGTATCTGATACACCTGTTGCTCCACCAAACATAGCATAGTATTTTGGTTTTGCTCTGGCATCAGACTCTGTTGATGGTTCAAATTCTTGTAAATATGTTTCGTCTTTTTTCTCTAACCAAGTATTTGCACCTGTAGAAGCTGAAGTTGAATCATAAACTTGTACACCTTTTACAAATAAAGTTTGAGCAGGTACGTTAATTGTGTTTTGTCCGGTAACTAAATTACCAATAGATTGTTTTTTGTATGCATCAATCGGTACATCTCTTAAAATTCTAAGCTCAGAGTTTTCAATAAACTGATCAGTAATAGTAGAAGTTAAAACATTTGTATCTGTTTCAGTGTAGTTTTGAATCGCTGTAGTTAATGTTGCGTATGTAAATCCAGCCATTACTTAATATCCCCTTTATGTTTTAAACGTATCTTTTTTTGTTTTGCAGTTTCTTCATACATCTCAAGATGAGGATCTTGCTTTTCAGGTTTAAAAATATTTTTTATCCAATTCCAAATTTTATTTATCATGCGCTTATTGTTATAGGCCCAACGGAACAACCGTAGCCTCCTCCTTTTATATTACCTGTTGTAGCAGTATCCGAGTTAACTGTAAAATAGAAAAAATTAGTTACTGAATAGTCTGTTGTATCTCTTAGATCATTTTTATACTTTCCTGTTGTAATAGCATAACCTGATCCTTGTCCTATTTGTGCACCAGTTATTCCATCAAAGTTAGGAATAGTTGCATAAGCAAAAACAGGATTAGATTCTGTGCCTGTACCAGGTGAAATTGTTGGTGGACCTCTAAATAAATAAGTCGTTCCATTTGTTAAACCGTGTCCAGGAGAAAAAACATTTATAATACCAGATCCTGCAGCATATGTCTCAAAACCATTCTCTTCTATCATTACAGTTGTAATAGGTTCTGTTCTATCTGGTCTTACCTGTAATAATGCAATACCATCTCCTCCTACAGGTTTTGGTTCAAGTTGTGGTTGTTTAGGTTCATATTCTGTGTAATGCACAAATGAACCATTCCATTCTCTAACCATTTCTCTATATGGAAATTCTAATCCCGATCTATCTGAAATAGCTTTTGAATGTTTTCCTGTTGCGTACTTAGACATTAAGTTCCTGGGTAATAAGCTTTTGGTGTAATAAATGTGCTAGAAGCTGAACCATCTTCTGCAAGTGCTCTTGCTAATTCATCTTCGTAGTATAATTTCATTTGTTGAACTAATTGTGGTTGATATTTTTGTGCAAGATAAAAAGCTAGACCTGAAGTCATACAAGGAACAAATCTAAATGGAATATCTGTTGCATTTGTATAATCTCCAACATCTTGAATTCTTTTTATGTAATAGAAATGCATATCTTTAGATGCATTAGTTGAATCAGGTGTAGGGTAAATACTAATACTAGTGTAATCAATAAATCTTTGAACCCAATATTGATTAGGTGTCCCTTGTGAAAGTTTATTTGAAAAACCTGCATAAGTTGATCTATCAACCTTAGTCATAGGACTATCTGATTGAGTAGTTTGAGTTCTGTTGTTTCTTAATTGTGCTTCAAGGACATCGGATATTCCATAGATTCCATTTGGGTTTGAAGTAGCACTTGTGCCATCTCCACTTGATCTATAAAATTTATATTCTGCTTGTCCTTGAATTAAATCAAGATCAAGTTCACCTATTTCCCAATAATGAATACCTCTATTACCCCATTCTTGAAATAGAATATTAAGAGATCTTCTTGCTGATCTTAATTGATTTCCTGAAACGGCTTGTAGGCCAATACGTTCAAAAGCATCTTCTATTATCTCGTCAATAGAAAATGTTTTGTCGAACGTTGTAGTTCCAGAGGTAGTGTTAGCCATTTAGCCTCCTAGCCAGTGTATCCGATAGTAACTGAAGTAGTATTAGTTAAATCTAAATATATTCCAGTTCTACATCTGATACCGCTTCCTGGAACATAAATGTCTAGTCCTTCAGTTCCGCAATTACCTTCGAATACTAAAGCACCTGTTGCATCTGTTCCATCATATAGTTTGATATTACTATTAGCCACTCCTTCAACTTGAATATAAGTTATTCTAGCTGGTCCAATAAATGAACCTGAAGCATTTGTTGCTCTACCAAATCTACCGTCAGAAGTTCTTGTAGAAAACTGTTGGTCTGATGTTGCCATAATTTTTTTCTCCTTAAAATTAATATGTGGGGCCGAAGCCCCACACTAATTATTTATTAACTATCCGCGTATGGTGTTACTATCGTACCTGATCCAAGCAATAAAGAATTGTGGACTAAGTATGTAGCAGTATCAATCGCTGTGAAAGATACTACGCTACCAACGATACCACCTTTTGTAGAACCGTTCATAGTTATAACATCATTTGTTGCACCTGGAATGAAAGCTTTTTTAGAACCATCATCTACAGCTATCATGATACCACCTTTAAATTTGTCAGTACCATCTGTTTTGATATCCATATCAGTTGCAGCAGTTTCCACATAAAAATGAAAAGTTGCACCAATGTTATTTAAGTTATTAAAATCTGTATCACCAGCTGTTGCTCCATTTGAATTTACATTGATTGAAGGTAAAGTAAATTTACCATCTGCATCATTTGTAAGTAAAATTTTGCCAGCGTGTGTAGCTACAGTTAAAGTTGTGTCAGCTGTTAAGCTAACAGTCATACCAGGACCTGTATTTATAAAGCCATTTTTAGAAATGACCGGTCCTGAAAACGTAGTGTTTGCCATGTTATTATCCTCCTAGTTATTTGAATATCGTCTCTAGGCCGTCGACTATACGCGTCGATATTCAATTTATGTATAGTGACAAAAGTATATACTAGTTTTTAGTAGAGTGCAAGAGAGCCTGTAGTGTGGAGTGGAATTTTTCCAACGATGTAGCTTTTATACTAAGAAGCTACTGAAACTTCTGGAGCAGAACCTTCTATGTTGTTCTGTATGTGAGCCATTCTAGCTTCTTCAAGCTTAATGTCTGTGATGATCTGTTTGACTTTATCGTCAATTCTAACCATCTCAAGAGTGTATCTATTATTATCTAGATGCTCCTGTTCCCACTTCAACTCCAAGGACCTTTTTTGTTTGTATAGGTCTTGTATCATTTATAACCTCCTCATAGGTTATTCTATTTACCTTGTTATCATAACTAACTCCAAGGTTTTCCCAAACTATACTATTTTCTCCAAGTTTGTCAAGGATTGATTGTTCTAGGTCTGTTGGGGAATCTTCTGATTCTACTGTAAATTTAGCGTGATGATCGTACGCCCAAATGTTGACTAAAAATTTTTTCATGGTTTTTTCTTTCTATTTGTCAATTGTGGCGAGACTGTGTCCCGCCACAAAAAATTATTGATTATGCACCTTCAACGCCGAAGATACCTCTAGGGTCTGATACGCCGAAGCTGTATCTTTCTCTAGCTTTGTATCTAACGTTGCCAGTATCAAAATCGCCTTCCATTGCTGTTTTTAATGGTGATCTGTTAAACATTTTCATACCGTTAGGCACGTCTGTTAAGATATAAAATGCATCAGAGTCAGTTAAGTAGTTATTAACTCTGTATCCTTGCGGAATCATACCCATAGATACGATTGCATTGATATCATTATCAGCTGTTCCAGTTCTACCTTGAGACTTCATAAGTCTTTCAGCAGTGAATTGTAGCTCAGAAGGAATAATCATTTTTACTCCTCTAGCTGCGATTCTTAAACCTCTTTCGTCACTCATTTGAGCGATGTCAATTATTGACTGCTCTAATGAAGTTTCGTTAAGGTCAGCTTGAGTTGCTAAAGTGTTAGCAAAAGTTCCAGCTACTGTAGGGTGAGCAGTGTTAAATAAAGAAACACCATCACCTGAATCAAAAGCATCTGCAGTTGGCAGACCATTGATTAGAGGCTCGACTGATTTTACTTGTTTAGCATTACTCATAGATCTAGCTAAAGCTTTTGTATATCTAGACGCAAGTCTGTCATACAAGTTGTCCTCAATCGCTTCTTCAGTGATTGCGAACGCTAAAGCTACAGTCTCATGAGTGTATCTAGCTGTGAAAGTTTCTTGTGCTTCATCAAATGAAACTCCAGAACCTTCACCTTTTACTTGTGCGTTAGCGAAACCAGATAACATAACTTCTTCTTCAAAAGCTCTGTCACTGTTTTCTGTAGCATAAATCTCAGCATGCTGATTTTCATACCTTTTGTATTCCAAGCCGAACAGTGCGTTCAAACCTGGCTCTAGTTCTTTGACTAGTTGTGATCGTGATATTGCCATTATTGTTCTCCTATTCTAGCTTTACGATTGTAGCTCAATCAGATTAGCAACTACTACTACAGATCTGAAAGCCGCATTAGTGTCGTTTTCAGGGTCTTCTGCAGATCTTAATAACCTCCATGATTTGTCATCATTTCCAGTTACGCCGATATTTAAAGTAGCTGATGAAGCACCAGTAGTTGTACTACCAGCAGAAGTATTAAAGTCGTAAGTCTCTAAATATCCTGCTTGTGCTACTGCATCATCTGTTCCGCATACATATTGTTGTTGTGGGTTATCGAATACAAATGCATCGATATCTTCCGAGTTTGCTGGTGTTACTTGTACGTAATGGTTTGCAAACGTTGGTTTTAACGTAGTTGCTGCATTGTAAAAGATGCCGTTTAAGACACCAAGTACAGGCGCAGCTGCAGTTTGACCATTAACAATGTAACCAGCAGCAGAAGCAACACAGCCACCATGAAATATAGTAGTTGCATAACCCGCATCGATTTTGTATTTGCCTTGACCAGAAGTCGCTGGCGTTGAGCCAAGAGTTCCTGCAGGGATCAAACCAAAACCTTGTGTGTTTCTATTT